TCAACAGAAATTCTTGCTGAGATTAACCGTGAAGTTATTCGTACAGTTTATGCATCTGCTAAAATCGGTGCACAAGTTGGTACAACTACTGCTGGTGTATTCAACCTTGACACAGACTCTAACGGTCGTTGGATGGTTGAAAAAGTTAAAGGTTTGGCATTCCAAATCGAACGTGAAGCTAACGCTATCGCTAAGACAACTCGCCGTGGTAAAGGTAACATCCTTATCGTTTCTTCTGACGTTGCTTCTGCATTGGCAATGGCTGGTCTTTTAGACTACCAATCTGCTTTGAACAGTCAAGTTAACTTAGTTGTTGACGATACAGGTAACACATTTGCTGGTACATTGTTCGGTCGTATCAAGGTTTATATCGACCCATATTTCCCAGTTGGTCAAACATCTGAATTCGCTGTAGTTGGCTACAAAGGTTCTAATGCATATGACGCTGGTATGTTCTACTGCCCATACGTTCCTCTACAAATGGTTCGTGCAGTTGATACAGGTTCATTCCAACCTAAGATTGGTTTCAAGACACGTTATGGTTTAGTTGCTAACCCATTCGCAGAAGGAACAAGCCAAGGTTCTGGTACATTGAACGCTCAGACCAACAACTACTACCGTGCATTCAAGATTGCAAACTTAATGTAATCGAAGAAGTCACCGTAGAGTGATGTTTTAAAGAGACCCTTTCGAGGGTCTCTTTTTTTATGGATAAATAACAATATGAGCGCACTAGATAGAAACCCAACCAATCCGAATCTTCTCCACCCTAATAAGTTTCAACTAAACTTTTCTAGGGCACCGAATATTCAGTACTTTTGCCAAGCAGTTAATCTGCCTGGTTTATCATTGTCTGAAATTCCACGTAATACACCATTCGTTGATATCTACTCACCAGGTGAGAAGGTACAGTATGATGCATTGAACGTTACATTTCTTATTGATGAGAATCTACAGTCATGGTTTGAAATACATGATTGGATTCGTGCATTAACTTTCCCAACAAGGTTTGAAGAATACCGAGAATTGGGTCAATTATCACCCGTTACTAATCAGAATTTTCCACAATTCTCTGATGCACAATTGACGTTATTAACATCAGCAAACAATCCGAATTATAAAATTAAATTCATTGATTGTTTCCCAACGGCACTATCATCAATTATTTTCTCTGCCTCTGATTCACCAGAATCGGTAATGACGGCAGATGCGACATTCAGATTTTCCTATTTTGATATTGACAGAGACTAACTTTTGTGTTAGACTCCTATAAGGAGGCTTTATATTATGAGCAAGTTAGACGATTTACTCGCCGAATGGGCGAAAGATTCACAGATTGACCGTACCGAACCAGGTAAGGCACTATTAGATATACCCAAACTTCATAGTAAGTATTTGAATATCCTTTCTAGTCATAGACTATTGATTAAGGATGCCGAGTTTAAGTACAACAAGATGAAGAAACTTAAATGGGAATACTATACTGGCAAGTTGGATGATGACCAACTAAACAAACATGGATGGGAACCATTTCCATTCGTACTCAAATCCGACATTACTACATACCTTGAGAGTGACGAGGACTTAAATAAGTACCTTGCACAGAAAGCAATGCACGCTGAAGTGGTTGAAGTCTGTCAAGCAATTATGAAAGAACTTAGTGCTCGCACGTTTCAATTGCGTGACTTTATAGCATGGGAAAGATTCATTCAAGGTGTCTGATTTAAAAATTCACAAGGTCGATGAGGTCTTTGTTCAAATAGAAGGTGAACGTAGTCTGTTACAAGAGTTATCAGATTACTTTACCTTTTATGTTCCAGGTTACCAATTTACTCCCGCATACAAATCAAGATATTGGGATGGTAAAATTCGTATGTTGGATTTACGCACCAGTCGTATGTACTACGGGTTGGTTCCTTATATCGAAAAGTTTTGTGAAGAACGGGATTATAAAGTCGAATCTTCACCTGAAGTAAAACTTACAGGGAACTTTTCAATAAAAGAAGCTAACGAGTTTATTAAAACTTTAAGTTTGCCTTTTGAACCACGTGATTATCAAGTCAATTCTTTTGTACATGCAATACGTAATAAACGTATTCTGTTACTGTCTCCTACCGCATCAGGTAAATCACTAATCATATACTTGATTCTCCGATATCTGCAAGAATCGGATATGGAAAAAGGTATTTTAATTGTACCAACCACATCATTGGTTGAACAGATGTACTCAGACTTTGAATCATATGGTTACGATTCAGAAACGTATTGTCACCGACAGTATGCAGGTAAAGATAAACATACAAACAAGTTTCTAACCATTACTACTTGGCAATCCATCTATACACTTGGACAAGAATACTTTGAACAATTTGATTTTGTTCTTGGTGATGAAGCACACCAATTTAAGGCAAAATCTTTGACAACGATTCTAACGGGAATGAATCGTGCAAGTTATCGTATTGGTTGTACAGGTACACTTGATGGTACTCAGACACATAAACTGGTACTAGAAGGTTTGTTTGGTGCTGTATATCGTTCAACTTCAACATCAGAACTTATTGAACAAGGTCACCTTGCTGAGTTTAAAATTAAGTGTTTGATTTTAAAATATCCTGATGCAACATGTAAGTTAGCAAAAGATTGGGACTACAATGCAGAGATGAACTACATAGTAGGAAATGCACAACGTAATCAGTTCATTAAGAATCTTACATTGTCATTAAATGGGAACACATTAGTATTGTTTCAGTATGTAGAGAAACATGGTCGAGAATTGTACAAATTAATTAATGAGGAAAAGAAGAAAAGAAAAGTCTTCTTTGTGTTTGGTGGAACAGATGTTGAAATACGTGAGTCAGTTCGTTCTATTACTGAGAAAGAAAATGATGCGATTATTATTGCCAGTTATGGTACTTTCTCAACTGGTATTAATATTCGTAATCTTCATAACGTTGTCTTTGCTTCACCAAGCAAGTCTCGCATTAGAAACTTGCAATCAATCGGCCGAGGTCTACGTAAAGGTGACAACAAAGATTCTGCCACACTATTCGACATTGCAGACGATTTCAGAATAGGCAAATTTACCAATTACACCTTGAAACATTTTGTTGAACGTGTTAAAATATATGACGAAGAAAAATTCGAATATAAATTTTACAATATAGAACTGAAAAATGGATAATATAATAAAACTAATACGTTTACAATCAGGCGAAGACATTATCGCATCTATTCATCCTGAAGAAGATGGTGAATCAGTTACATTAGGTAATCCAATGACTGTCATCTTTAAACGACTACCGACAGGTAGAGCAGTAATGATGATGGCACCTTGGTTACCGATTGAATTGATTGAGATAAATTCTGCAACGTTATATATCGCAGACATTTTAACTACCATTGAACCTAAAGCATCTATGATTCAGTACTATGCAAATGCCGTAGATGAAGCACATGATATTATGAATGATGCAGATGAGGTTGACGAAGCTTTATCTTCAGGTAGAAATGATGCAAATGATTCCGATTTTATGGAACAAATGAACGATTCGCAAGAAGAAGAACCAGACGATGAAGAATTTGACCAAGAACGATTGAATGAAATGCTAAAAGGCACTAGTTCTAAGAAGAAGCTGTTACATTAATCTTAAACAGCAACACCGAGATAGTAACACGTGTCAAGCGTTAAGTGAGGCAAAGGTGTAGAAACACTTGACATATGTGCCAATGTAGTATATAATCACTACATGTTAAACTTATTATGGAGATATAATGCATGACAGATACAGTTAAAATTACCGAGGAAATGACCGAAAGGTTAGAACCTCCCAAAAAGGCACCACGACATTACGTCAATAATGCCGACTTTCTTACCGCTCTTGTAGATTACAAAGACAGATGCCGTAAAGCAGATGTTGAAGGTAAAGAACATCCACAGATTCCAAACTATGTGGGTGAATGTTTTTTAAAAATTGCGGAACATTTATCTCGCAAACCAAACTTTATTTCATATTCCTTCCGTGAAGAAATGATATCTGATGGTATCGAAAATTGTATCATGTACTTTAGGAATTTCGATGAAACGAAGTCTAAAAATCCATTTGCATACTTTACACAAATTATCTACTATGCTTTCCTCCGTAGAATTATGAAGGAGAAGAAACAACTGTATGTGAAATATAAAGCAACACAACAGTTTGGTATTCTCAATGAGGGTGAGTCATACGAAGATGCCGAAGGTAACATGCAACAGTTTGTATTGTATGATAATATCTCCGAATTTATACAAACATTTGAAGATAACAAGAAGAAAAAGAAAACAAAAACAAAAGGTGTAGATAAGTTTATCGACTCTGGAGAAGTAACTGAAGAACTGCCTGAAATACCTGAAGATATTTTAACCTTAGATGAAATTAATGAGGATGAAAAATGAAAGTAGGATTTACCTGTTCATGTTTTGATTTGTTTCATGCTGGGCACGTTATGATGCTCAAAGAGGCAAGGGAACAATGTGATTACCTAATTGTAGGTTTACAAACTGACCCAACGATTGATAGACCTGAGAAAAACAGACCTATACAATCCGTGTTCGAAAGATTCGTACAGTTAGATGCCTGCAAATACGTAGATGAGGTAGTTGTTTATGCTACGGAAAAAGAGTTGATAGACCTCTTGCTTTCTTATCCTATTAATGTTAGAATACTAGGAGATGAATATCAAGGCAAACCTTTTACAGGTAATGATATTGATATGGAGTTTTATTTTAATACCCGCCGACATAGTTTCTCAACAACAGAATTGAGGCAACGTGTCGTTGATGCTGAAACGAAAAAACGTAAATGAAGATTGTTATTTTAGGTGATACACATTTTGGAATGCGTGGTGATTCATTAGAGTTTCATCAACACTATAAGAAGTTCTATAATGATGTGTTCTTTCCATACTTGTTAGAGAATAATATCAAGATTGTTTACCAACTTGGTGACTTGTTTGACCGCAGAAAGTTTATTAACTTCAACTCTCTGTATCTTGCTCGTCAATACTTCTTTAACAAGTTGAAAGAACACAATATTGAATTTCATACCTTGCTAGGCAACCATGACGTTACCTACAAGAATACACTTGAAGTCAATTCTTCCCAATTGGTTTTAAATGAATATGAAAACATTACCATCTATGATGCACCAGCGAAGGTAACAATCGATGGTGTAGATATTGATATTGTACCTTGGATATGTGCAGACAATGAGTTACAGATTGCCGAGTTTATGAAGAACTCTACCTCAGAAATTTGTTTCGGACACTTTGAAATTGCAGGGTTTGAAATGGATAGAGGCAATGTTTGTCACGAAGGTATTGACAAATCGATGTTAAAGAGATATGATGTTGTATTGAGCGGACACTTTCATCACAAATCTACCGATGGGCAGATTACATATGTTGGTACACCGGGTGAAATGACATGGGCAGATTACAATGATGCACGTGGCTTCCATACCTTTGATACTGAGACACGTGAGTTGGTGTTCATTGAGAACCCATACAAGATGTTTTATAAACTGACATATGATGATAGTACACAAGACTATGAATATTGGAAGGCATATAATTTTGAACAATACAAGAGTGCATATGTAAAAGTGGTTGTGTTGAATAAACAGAACCCATACCTATTTGATAATGTGATTGACAACTTATATAAGGCAATGCCTTCTGACATTTCAATCGTTGAAGACTTCACAGAAGTTATTACCGAAGAAGATGCAGAGTTGATTGACCAAGCAGAAGATACAATGACAATTCTAGGTAAGTACATTGATGGTTTACAAATAAGTGTAGAACCGGATAAACTCAAAACTGTAATGCGTGAGTTATATGTTGAAGCATTGAATACTGAAACTGAATGATAATTTTTAGAAAATTAAGATGGAAGAATTTTCTTTCAACCGGTAATTACTATACAGAATTACAATTAGACCAAGAAGCAAATACACTAGTAGTTGGTTCAAACGGGTCAGGTAAGAGCACTATGCTAGATGCATTGTGCTTTTCTTTGTTTGGCAAACCATTTCGTGATATCAACAAACCACAATTGATTAACTCTATCAATGGTAAAGATTGTATTGTTGAAGTTGAGTTTGATGTAGGCAACAAATCATATAAGATTGTTCGTGCAATTAAACCTAACAGATTTGAAATCTATGTGAATGGTGAACTACTGAACCAAGATGCCGCAGTACGTGACTACCAAGAACACCTTGAGAAGTTTATTCTTAAACTGAATTACAAATCATTTACTCAAATTGTTATCTTGGGTAGCGCTTCGTTTGTGCCGTTCATGCAATTGAAACCTGGTGACCGCAGAGAAATCATTGAAGACTTACTTGACATTCAAATCTTTAGTGCCATGAATACGGTACTCAAAGACAAGATGACAAACAACAAGGACTTAATGATTTCTAAGAAGTATGACATTGACTTGAATGAACAGAAACTTGAAATGCATAAATTGCATATCAACGAGCAGAAACAAAACAATGATGTGAAAGTAAAACAATATGATGATGAGATACAAAGTAATCAGAGTGTGGTACAAACCATACATGAAGAAATTGGCCGACTTACACAAACTGTATCGGAACTCTCCGAACAAGTCATTAGCAAGAGTGAAATTGAGACTAAGGTCAAGACGTTTAATAAACTTGAATCTCAAATTGAAAGCAACTTATCCAAATTTCGAAAAGATATACGTTTCTTTGACACAAATGATAGTTGTCCAACGTGTAGGCAGGCCATTGCCTTGGAGTTTAAGGAGACGGAGCTTACCGGTCTCACCAACAAGGTCGAGAAATGTGAACATGGTCTCAGCGAGCTTGAACAAAAACTAATTGTTGAACAAGATAAACTGAATGTTATTGCAGATATTCAGAGACAGATTCAAATAAATCAAGTTGAGATTGCAACAAAGAATACCACTATTACCGAAACGAATAAGTATATTTCTAAGTTGCAAAAAGAAATCAAGACACTAACTGAGAAGAAAGAAAGTTCAGTTACAGAAGAATCACAGTTAACAATTCTAAATGATACGTTGACAACAATGAAGGCTGACTTGAAGGCATTGATTGATGAGAAGACTTATTATGAAGTTGCCTCAAACTTGTTAAAAGATACAGGTATCAAAACGAAGATTATTCGTCAGTACTTGCCTATCATTAATAAGTTGGTGAACAAACACTTGGCAACATTGGACTTCTTTGTTAACTTTAACCTTGATGAAAGTTTCAAAGAAACAATTAAGTCCCGTCACCGTGATGAATTCAGTTACGCATCATTTAGTGAAGGTGAGAAACAACGTATTGACATGGCACTTATGTTGACATGGCGTGCAGTTGCAAAATTAAAGAACTCAGCAAATACAAACTTGTTGATTTTGGATGAAGTGTTTGATAGTAGTCTCGACACCAATGGTACAGAATACTTGATGAACATTTTACAGATGTTAGAGAATGTGAATCTTTTTGTTATCTCTCATAAGGGTGATATACTACAAGATAAATTTAGAAGTGTGATTCGTTTTGATAAAGTTAAGAATTTTTCGAGGATTGTAAAATGAGTGAAGTGTTAACGTTTAATACCGAAAGTGGTATTGTACAAGAGGAAGAGATTCTACCTCTTCAAGTACTAGATGAGAATTTTCCTGGCCTACGTTCTAGTTTGCCAGAAATTGATGTGACTGCATTACCTAATAATGTAACTACTAATTTGGTCAAGCGATTGAAAATGACCATGAAGTTGTATAATGGATTAGGTCTTTCGGCAAGTCAATGCGGCATTATGCAAAGAGTTTTTGTTATCGGTACAGACCAGTTTCAAATTGCCTGTATCAATCCTAAAATTGTTTCAAGTAAGGCAGAAGTTGCAAAAGACAAAGAAGGTTGCCTCTCTTTTCCAGGTTTATCGCTTATAATAGAAAGACCAAAAAGTATTGATGTTGAGTTCTATACCGAAAACGGTGAACTCAAACAGATGACACTTGATGGATTGACTGCAAGATGTTTTCAACATGAACTAGACCACCTGAATGGTATTCGGATGACTGAGCATGTTAAACCACTTGCATTACAGATGGCTCGAAAAAGACAAAGCAAATTGATTAAACAATACGTGAAAAGATTAAAATAATGGCATTCTCATTTGACCCAAAAGATGACGTAGAAACTCAATGGCTGAAATGGCAAGAAACAAATCCTGCCGATTCATTCATTGATGTTGACGAAGGTAAACTTAAAGAACAGGTTATCTCCGACTTGTCGTATGTCTCTCAGATGGATGTCAAAGAATATACCTTATATCAAAAGTGGTGTGAGATTCATCAGAAGTATCCAACATTTACCAACAACACATTGTTTGGTGAAGAGGTACAACTTTTAGACCCATCACAACAAAAGTTCATTGATGAAATCAAGTCGAACATTTGGATTCCTACCGCACCAGAAGACTATGTAAATTTGAAACCAATTCTTGTATACACGGATGATTCTGGTTCGATTATGTCAACAGGAATCGATGGCTCAGAAGTTAAGATTGATACGAAACGTAGTAACTTACCGGAAGTATGGAACACGATTCGTAATTTCATTTCTACAATGAAGAACAACAGCAACATTGGGCGCAACTTAAACTTCCTTGCAATGGATGAGATTACTGGCAAATATATTGGTGTTGTCTGTATAAGTTCCGATTTCCTTGATTTAACTCCACGTGACAACACTATCGGTTGGAAACGTGAATTGAAAACACAAGGCGGCATGATTAATCATACTGCGATTGGTTCCACAATTGTTCCATTCCAACCACTTGGTTATAACTATGTTGGTGGCAAACTGCTTGCCCTCTTATGTCTATCAGACGAGGTTCAACGTTTGTGGAAGAAACAATACGGTGATACATTAGTTGGTGTTACAACAACATCACTCTATGGTAAAACTAAGGCAGGTGGACTATCACAGTATGATAACTTAGACCATTGGTTGCCAATGGGTTTTTCAAGTGGTTCTGTATCATTTGAACCTGAACGTGAGACACGTTATCTTATTCGTGAGTGGTTGAAAAAGAATCACACACGTAGATACTTTGAATGGTATATTGCAAAGAAAGCATCAGGTCAACCACATAAGCGTGACCATAAGAATCGTTCATTGAATTTCACTTATTCTAAGTTGAATATTCCTAAAGAAATCATTCGTGCTGAACATCACCGTGGTATTTACTTTAGTCCACTTTACAATAATACCTATGAGTTCTTACGTGGTGAAATTAAAGAAGACCAATTGGTGAAATCTTTCGACACATCATATGATGCCCTCGTTTCAATTTGGAAAAACAAGTTGGTAAAAGGACGCATTAAACAATTGGTGAAGAAAGGTAATGTTTCATATGAAACACTTTTCTATGATGATTTGATTTATCTGTCATGGGAAGAAACCAAAGCGAAATATTTGGGTCAGGTAGGACGTTAAATTTGCTTTATGATAAATAGTCATGCTGGCATTCCTTTACAATGTTAGAGTAGGTGGGTATTCCCGTACCGTG